GAACACTACCCCATCGTCGCTGTACTGCGCGATTCCGCCAGTGTACTGAGCAGGGAACGCTACATCGTTGCGCCCCGCTATCATCCACACCGCCTCCATAAGATGGAAGAACGGGTTGGCGTCTCGCGTGGGGCAGAAAAGTACTCGGTGCTCAGGCATAGCCACCTCCACCAGAAGGGGGCCAGGGAGCGCCCTCGCCTTGCCGTTGCGAGTATCTTCCTCGTGACCGTACCGTTTCACCATGTGAAGAAGTTCTGCGTACAAATCGTTTACATCACTTGCGCGTACATGAAACATCAGTATGGCCTCCTACGACCGGGTAAGTTCTCCTTATATCTGACATACTTGCTGAACTCGCAAAGGCAGTTCTGCAAATCTTGGGCGTGCATTTTCGGGACGTGTGGGCGAACGTACTCATGCAGTTCTTCTAACCTATTTTTGAAATTCCGTTCTGTAGTACCACCATAGAAGATATGGTCGAGCCCCTTCTTGCTGCCCGGCCCCATGACTGCAAACGTCCACCAGTCTTTGGCCTCTTCCAGATAGGTAGTGTACTTGAGGTCGGCTATTATCTGTCCGCTGAGAAAGCTGCCTAGACCGTCAACCTTACGGAGGTCGTTGAAGGCTGACTCACAGCTCAGGGGGCTGATGGCGCGGTTCCGCACCTGCTCTACAACGTCGTGCACATAGTCTACCTTGTTCATAGTCTTTCCGCAGGTACTTACGACATAGGCAGTATTGAACACCTTCTTGCCTAAGCTCTGCTGATGCTTGATATCCTGCGGCCCGCTGAGCCAATAGTCCACAAGTGTGTCGGCCTTGTTAAAGAGCCGGGCAGCGGTGAAGAACTGGGGCAGCTCTACAGTGGGAATGTCTAGCCCCATCCGCGCCTTGTAGATATCCTGAGTGCCCCGGTCGTACTGCCGGTAGATGTTGCAAAAGTGGTACTTCTGCAGGATGGGGTCGTTCGTCCAGAGGCGGGGGCCTTCGTGTTGCAATCTACGCTCCCGAATGGCTTCCCGCTCGTTGATCCAGTACATCAGTAAGTCTACATATTCTTGGTTCATACTTTACTGCCCTCGTATGCCCGCTTCCACTGTACTACGAAATCGAGTCGCTTGCCCCCGAACCAGCCCTTCTTTACTTCCTTTTCCTTGACGGTAACGTACTCAGGGAACATGGCCTTCAGCCCCAGGACAGCCTCGGCCTGCTGCTCGGCGGTGCGGTGCAGACTGCACCCTCCGGGGGCGTTGGATGCGCCAACTTGATCCCAAAATAAGTCGCACCAGATGGCGGTCTTGCAGCCGCTGGTCAGGAGCCAAAGGTTCAGCACCATGTCTGCCAGGATGGGCCAGTGGTCTAGCTTGACGGGGTTAATCTTGTCAAGAGCTACCCCCTGCATCGCGTTGATGCGGGTGCATTCTTTGATCCCCTCCGGGGCGTTGTTTCCCATGGCCCTTGGATGCAGACCGACAAGCGGGTAATCCCACAGCATTGATTCTAGCTTGAGAAGGCCCAGATTGATGTCTGCGGGCGTGGCGGAAACTAGTGACTTGCCCTCCCGCTTAGAGAAGCGGAGGTCGTCGTCCATAATCAGTATTCTGCGCCCAAGCTCGGGATACTTGCCGTTGACTATATTGTGGAACTTCTGGCTGTAGTTGAGAGTTTCTGGCCCCTCTGGCATCACCAGTATGTCGGGGTGCAGCCGCTCGTGCTGTTCTACTTCGCTCTCTGGGCAAAGTATGACGGTGCTGTTCTGCCACTCCCAGGGGATGCTTTTCAGTGTGTGGAGATTGCCTACTCGCCCGCGTGTAATGATCACTATTCTCATTGATTCAGTCTCCGAAAATGAAGTGACCCGCCGGAGCGGGTCACTGGTACAACGTGTTGAGTTACGCTGAAGGGGTTGCTACGTCAATAGTGCAGGCACCGTCTTTGACATAGAAGCGCAGGAAGCCACGATCGCCACCTTCTTGCAGGTACTCACCGATGGTCATGCCGCCACGCAGCATCGCTGCATACTGGCCACGAGCGCCGGTATACTTTGCGATTTTGACAGCTTGCTCTTCGGTAACCTGGATGACAGCGCTCTCCTGGCTGGGCACACGATTGACAACCGGACCACGAGCCTTCTTAACGGGGATGGGGTTGCCAGCCTCGTCCAGGATCTGGTTGCCAGCTTCGTCCAACTGGTACTCCACCGGCTTCTTGGCGCGGACTTTCTTAACGGGGATGGGGTTGCCAGCCTCGTCCAGGATGTCGTTGCCGTTTTCGTCCTTCTGGTACTCAACTACCTTGGCCTTCTTAGGTTTGGTCATTTTGACCGGCCCCCAAACTTCCTTGCCCTCAGAGTCCAGCATCTTGGTGCCGTCTTCGTTGAACTGGGGATAGGTCTTGCCCGGAATCTCGATGGGCTTAGCGCGTTCTTTCTTGGACTTGGAACCTACAGCCGCGTCACTCAGTACTGTATCAATTTGCATTTTCTTTCCTCTTGTGGTTGGACTGCCCCTTTGGCAGCGTAGAGCTATACTAACACTCTCCAGCATAGAAAACAACAACTATTTTTCATCCTGTTATACTCTTTTGTTATAGGGAAGACCGTAGTAATGCCAAAAAGTCTCCTTCTCCCATCTCCTTACTTTGGCACTTCTCCAGTATGGCTCGCTCCACTGAGCAGTCCAGCATGATTTGGTAGATGGTCACACTTTCGGCCTTCGTGCCATGCCGGGCGATGCGCAGATTGGCCTGATAGTATTCTTCCCAGGAGGGGGTGTTGCCAAACCAGATGACGTTCCGGCAGTTGTTCTGCAGACCGTCAATGCCCCGCGCTACGGAGGCTGGGTGCCCGAGCAGCAGGGGTATCTGGCCAGCACTGAACATTCGGCAATGAGCTGCCCCCTGTCCGGCGCTGACGCCGCCCCCGATACGGGGTATGGAGCGCCCCAGTCGAGCCTCTATGCGCTCATAGTCGTGCCTGTATGCGTACAGACAAAAAGCAGGCTCCTCGTCTAGCTCCTCTAGGATTCCTTCAAGGGCGTCGAGTTTTCCTTCGTGGACTGGGAGGTAGTTGCCGAGTCCTTCCTCTGTGTCAAAGATCGCCCCTTGTGCAAATTGACGCAGCTTGCCCCAGAGCACTCCCGCGTTGGGTGCGAGGACTGTAGCGTCGCCGAGCGCCAAAAGGAACTCGCGCTTGAGCTCATTGTACATCTCCTTCAGTTGTGGTGGCATGGGAACCCAGATGGGGACTACCATCGTAGGCATATCGTCATCGCCTTCAGACACTATGGTCGTGGGGGCCATGATTCCAGCCACTGCCTCGTTTGCCCCGGCTCTTTCATGATACCCAAATCCGTCAGGGTTTGGATACATATACTTGTTTCTGAAGTGCGTGATAAAACGGCCCAAATCCTTACCAAAGTCCGTGATGTAGGCTTGGAAGAACAGGTTCTCCAGTTTGCCAGGTCTGGGGGTGCCAGTCATAACGCAGCGTCTGTTGGTCAGGGGCAAGTATTGTTTTAACGAAATCGATCTAAGAGCAGTTGGGTTCTTGAACATGGTGCTTTCGTCACAGACCAGCATTACTCTCTTGCCCTCAAACCACTGGACTGCGTATGGGTTCGGGTCGTATACTTTTCGCTTGCTCGTGGGATTGCGGCAGATCGGCTTGAACTCGCTGCCGATCAGCCCCTCAGCATTCATGAGGTACACATCCCGCTCAGATTTGAGCGCCTTGCGCCGAGCCTCCTGGCCTCCATGCACGAGGGTGTAGGTCAGGTGCTCAAAATCCTTCCAGCGCTCAATTTCTTGGGGCCAGCTAGTCATAACCACTCGAAGGGGTGCGATCACTAGCATACAGTCTATCATATCCAGTGCCTTCAGGGTCGAGTATATCTTCAGGGCCACTGCTGTCTTGCCCCGGCCCGGCTTCAGAAATAGCCTGAAGCCAGCTTCTCTCACGCCTAGGAGCATCGCCTTCATCTGCAATGGTCGAGGCGTGAATTCTGGCTTTGATGAATTCCACTGCGGTGTCGATGTCGTCATGTACCTGTACCTCAAATCCCATTTTTCGTAGTATTCTGTGAACGTAGAGCTGCATCTTACGAGGCTCTTCTCCTGGGCGCTTAAACTCTACAAAGAGGACGTTGGCCCCCTCCCAAAGGAATAGCCGGTCGGGCCAGCCACGACGGCCAATAGCCGACAGTTTGATGGGGGCGCAGAATATCCCTATCTCCGCAACGTAGTCCTCTATCTGCTTTAAGACCGCGGTCTCTATGTCAGTTTCTTTACGGCGCACGAGTACACCCCCCGTTCTTGCGCCAGCTCAGCGGGCACCACTGGCACGACTGCTGACTTGGCGTTGGCTCGTAGACTGTATCAACATTGATGCAGTCAATAAGCATACTCAGTTCCTTGCGCTCAGCATCACGATATCCCTTGACGTACTGCTGCTCTGAAATCAGGCCGGGGTTGTCAAGGTAGACAAACTTCGTAACGTAGCGCTCAGCGTCTTCCTCCATGGCCATGTAAGCTCTCCCCTGCGCCGGGTGGTCGGGGTACATCTTGCCACTCTTCCAGTCCAAAATGTAGACTGTGTCGTCCAGCTTGTAGCGTAGATCAGCAGCGCCACGGAAGTATGTCTCCGGGTGGTCGTAGTCGCAGGATTCCCAGGTCTCCGTTACGGCGTACTTCGCCTCCGGGCTGGGGCTATGCTCGCGCAGGGCCTCCATAAACGGACGCCACGGAGACAAAGTGCGCTCGCCGGCAGGGTACTCCCCGCCACGAAAGAACTGCTCTAGTAAGTCGTGGAGCATTGTGCCCCTTGACGTGGCTGTGCTCGGGGGCGACCTGTGCCCATGAACATAGACCCACTCGAACTTGCGCGGGCAAGACTTATATGTGCTGATTGAGGAGTAACTATGTGCTCGCTTCATTTAAGTACTCCCTCTTCCTGGCATAGTTCAACCAGCGCCTTAAGAGCTGTCAGCTCAAGATAAATTACATTATCTGCGACAGATTCATCGTGGTGCCCCGTCGTCAGTATGACAGGGTATATAGAGTCTTTATCTATCTTGAGGTAAACTCCATCACTTAGGTATGTGTGAGTCATATCGTGAGCCTGCGAGTCAGGAAATTAACTCTATCCAGCATGGAATCTAAGTCCATAGCGGCCAGCCCTATTTCGTGACTCAGCGGGCTGGTAGTGTCTGAACTAGCACGAAGAAGAGGCTGTGTTTCTGGGGGCGCAGGGCTCAGCACTGGCTCAAGGCGTTCCTCCATATCCGAGATTGCCTTGCTCAGCCTGCCGACGCAACTGCGTAGGAACTCCATTTGTCTCTGCATCTCAGACATTTGGGGCTCATTCATCAAGCCGCCAAGTCCTGCGGTCTGCCCTCCCAGGCCGAGCTGCCGCGCTTGATTCTGCATAGCTTCCATTTGACGCGCCGCAGCTTCTTTTTCTGAATGTCTATTATAGCTCATTTCGAGGCCTCCGCCCAGTTCTTGCCAACTCCGAATGAGATGGCCATAGGTACATCGCAGGCCAGCGCATTCGCCGCTGCGAGCATTACATCATAGATCACTTCTTCTAAATCCGCAGGCCCGCTGAGGTTAATTTCGTCGTGGACTGTGCCCAGCAGTCTGCACTCCTTGGGCAAGTTCTCCGCGGCGTAGATTACAGCCTCCTTAGTCTGGTCAGCACTGCTCCCCTGCACCAGCAGGTTCAGCGCCTTGTACGCCCAGACGCGCCCATTGGAAGGGGGCTCGCAGTTGACGTAACGACCGCCCATAGTACGGATAGGCATACCAAGCTCAAACCGACGCTTGCATGATCTGTCCAGAGCCACAATGTCCGGCAGACTAGCGCGTATCGTATTGCGGAGAGCGGTCGCCCGTTCCTGGCTACACTCCAAACGCTCGGCCAGCGCAGCAGCTCCCATAGTGTAGAGCAGACCTAGGAAGATAACCTTGGCCTCCTTACGCACCACGTCGCCCCCTACGGTGTCCATTACGAATATATAAGGGTCTAGATCGGGGGTAGCCTGGAACGCCTGCATGAGCAGCCCATCTTCAAAGTGAGCAGCGACCCTTGGCTCCTGCGCCTTGAAATCTATACTGTACCAGACATGGCCGGGGTCGGGAAGGCAGAATGCCCGCATCTCCGGGAAGTGGTCGCCATAGAAGTCCATACCTTGGTCTGTAGGTATGTTCTGCCCGTTGGGGTGACTACTGCTCAACCGACCAGTGCGAGTCCCATATCCCTCCGGGTTACGCACTTGGTTATAGCTGGGGTTTATAGACCCCCCATTAGACGCACACAGAGACAGCCACGGCCCCATGAAGGTGCCGGTAAGGGTGCTGTACAGGGCGCGGCTCCGCAGCATACCACGCAGCTCTGGAGCGCCCTCTAGCACTGCCTCCAGGCTCTTCTTGTTGGCGCTCAGCTTTCCGGTTGGTGTGGTCAGGAATCCCTTCATGCCCGCGCCTTGCAGAGCAGTCACCAGCTCCCGGTCGCTGCCGGGGTTGAGGTTGGGGGCATTGAGCGCAGTGCGAACCATACTGTCAAGCTCGTGCAGCTTTTCCATAGCCTGCTTGTAGGATTGGTCCAACTTCTCCTGGTCTATGCGAATGCCCCGATGCTGTATGTCGGCCAGTATGGGGGCGAGGGTACGCTCCCTATCGTACGGCTCCAGCATCTCAGCTATCTTGGGCCAGCAGTAGTCAAACAGGGCTTTGGTCATCTCTACGTCACTAACGGCGTAGCGACCAACCATGTCGCCCGGTGCGCGGCAGATGTACGCCCCTGTCTGCTTCAGTGTTCTGCACTCCGGCACGTTGGCCAGAATCCAGTGTTGCAGCGCCTCCTGGTCATCTGGCGGCATCCCCAGCCAGTTCTCAGCCAGCCACTTCAGCTTCAGCTCGGGAGCATTGGCGTCAATAAGGTAGGCCATGAACAGGGTGTCGTGGGTTAGCAGCGGATCACGGGCTGGGAGGCCCCAATGCTGACGCGCTACTTCTATATCAAAAGCAAGGATGTTATGACCGCACAGTTCTTCGTGCCAAATTCGGCCCAGCTCCTGCTCAGCGTCTTCTTCTGTGCAGTTGTTGTTCGTTGGGTGCCCGAAGGCCATGTAATAAGATTCGCCTTCTGGCGGCTTGATCGCCAGCCCGACAGGCTTGGGCATCTTGTTGGAGCCAGATACAATGGCCTCCGTTTCGAAGTCTATAGTCCACATATGTTGTCCTTATAGTAAAAAGAGGCGGGCCGGGGTCATGTCCCAAGCCCACCTTGAAGAACGCTGCCGGTCTCCTTAAGACAGCAGCGTTAGGGGAACTCAGTGCTTGGCTTTCTTACCGGCAGTTTCTGGGGCGGTAGGCTCGCTGGCTTCGTATATCTTCATACACGCATCCATAGCGGATTCCTGGCGGTCAATAAGCCCTTTGATCAGGGAATTATCTACGGCCCCTACGTCGGTGAAGGTCACCTTGTACTGTGATTTAGCGTCCGGCACCGTACCGACTTGGCAGATCACTGCCAGCGGGGGTCGGTTGTAGACAGCAGCGCACTTCTGCACAAACATCTGCCAGTTGTTCACACTCGTTACCGGCGGCTTCAGTATAGCGATCTCCGCAGTAGCCGGGTCTTGGCTATCAGCAGGAATCAACGCAAGGCTCCGCCCGTTCTTGCAGGCTTTGCCTCGGCCCCCGTTGGGGTCGCTGCCCCACTTGTTCATTGGGCAGGTGTCACAGTCGTCGTGCTGGGGCTGTGAACTGGCGGGGTGAGGCTTCATGTTTTCGCCGTCGGGGCTGTACGCGAAGCACACAGGGCTGGAGAGGTTGTTGGGGTCAAACTTGTCAAGGTACAGAGTGTTTGACCACACTGAGGCTACGACAATAACGTCAAGCTTGTTGCCAGGACAGGGGACTCCGTTGTAGGCAAGGATCCCGGCTTTGGTGCTGATGCTGCGACCGCTGGGGCGCTCCACCGCGGTCGCGGCTTTGGCCATTCCTGCCAGCAGTTCTTCGTAGTTCACTAACTCTTTGCTCATTGTAACTTCCTCTTGGTTGTTTGGAGCCCCGGTTGCAGCAGGCAGAGCTATTATAGCACACCTCCTTCATCCGGGGCAAGCATTAAACCTTCCTATCTGAAAGGTCGTTGGTTATTACGATCTCAACTCCAGGCACCACGATGCCGGCAGCCTCTCGGTCGAAAATGGCACTGTCACTGATGCGGAACTGCAAAATGTCCAGGGCCTCAGTTTCAAGTATGAACTTTTGTAGCGCCTCGCGGTCCGTAACGCTATGGACTTCGCGCTCAGTTAGCCCGGTGAAGCGTTGGTCGATCACCATTCCCTCGTAGTGCTGGGTGGCGAACACATTGATCAGCCAAGACTTCATAGCAGTCTCTTCCTTCTGCAGGGCGTCCACTTCCTTCTGCCGGGCCAGTCGTTCTGCACGTTGAAGTCTCCATGCCTTAATGGTCGCCTCAACTGCTCCGCGCTCAGCCTCGCTTGGTGCTATGTCTTTATACTCCATCTTTGATGTACTCCCGTACTGGTTTGACAAAAATAAGATTGCCCTTCAGGTACGACCGTTCCCAAAGGAGTCCTTGCAAGCTGCGCCCCATCTTTGATAAATCAGTTAGGGTTGGCTCTTCTTCTGGGAATATCGCTTCCCACACTATTCGAGGCGTGACCACAATGTAGTCGTCGCCCTTGTAGCGGCGCTTGAAGCCATGAAAGTCCATCTTTCTAAGCAGGGGCTCCACGGTTTCGGTAAAGCCCCTGTCCTCCAGGGGCGCGAGCTTATACCGTAATCGTTCCAGGGTATACATCAGTCCATCCTTGCAGTGTGCGCGAACTTGCCCCCCACCCGAACACATACGATAGCGTAGGGGTAGATGAACACTTCCTCGTTACCCTGCTCCAGCTTTATCAGCGGGTGAAGGGGCGGGTCTTCAGGATACTGATACACTCCCTCGTCGTCCATTGCGGCGTCCTTGTGCGGCTCACTCCAGCCAGTGAAATAGGTGTAATTCGCGGCCAAATTGGCAGATATGGTGGCGTTGCCCATGAGGGCATAGTTGGTCAGGATGCCGCAAGCCTGGACTACGTCACTCGGGTTCTTGTTCTTCGATGCGTAGTGCCCAGTCGGGTCAACTGTAATGTTCATACAATGTGCTCCAGTGCCAGTAGTGATTGAATCTGTGCGTCGACCTCAGCAACCGCAGCAGTCGCGGTAGCAATCATGGCCTCTTTCTTAACTTCCAGCCCCTTAATGAAGTGGGGCACCAGTGTCTCGTACTGCGGAACGGTGTGGGTGACAGTGCCACTGTACAGAAGAACTCGTTCTCCGTCCTCTGGCATCTTGGTGTCGTAAAGGCTCGCCTTTACTTCGCCGTAGTAGTTCAGCCGGGCATAGACCCAATAGGTAAACTCTTTCGGGCCAGCGTCGTGATCTTTCTTTTCCATTGTGTATCTCCTTTTAGTCATAGTGACGGGTGCCACTACTGGTAATACTATAGCAGCATCCCGGTGGGATTACAAGCGTCCGTACCAGACTTTTTCAAGCCTCGCCCCGTAGCGAATCTGGGCGTGAGTGTGGCCCATTGCTCTCAGCTCTGCGGGCGTGGTCGCTGGCCCGTAGCCATTGACAATGTCGCACACTTGGAACTCTCGGTTCTCTTTAATGTCCAACTTCAGTTGTTTCTGGGTCAGTACTGGCTTGCGCCAGATAGCAGGTCTAAGATTCATAGGGGTACCTCTCCAGTTGCAAGTAAGAATAAGAAAATTAAGATTCCTGGGTTCAGCAGCGCCCCCAGCAGGAATCCAATGATAACTCCAACTACAAATTTCATGACTGCATCCCCAGAGCATAGATGCCATTGTCTGCTACACGAGACATCTTACTCAACAGGCGCTGTATCTGCGTCAGCATGGCGCTGTCCATGGGCTCATTGTCTAAGTTCCACCTCTCGCCATCGTGGTTGCACTTGGCGAGTATATGGTTGTCAAAGCTTGACAGGTGGATACTCAGTTGCGCCATGCTCGCGCGCCATTCTCTCAGTTCTTCGTGCGTCATACTCAGTTACCCTCGGGCACGAACTGCCCAATCTTAATCATTTCGTTAACAAAGCTCCTGGGGGTCGCGCTACCCATGTACTCACTGGGCAGTGTGCTCAAGAAGTCTTGCACCTGCGGAATGGTGAACGGCTCAGCAAACTTCCGGCCAATCATTCTGTGAACCCCAGCTCTCAGTGTTGGGATCCCAGGCCCGCCTGAATGCAGAGCCATGAACGTCGCATATGCGTTTAGATGATACTTCATACTCAGTTCCTTTTAATTGTGACTGGCCCATCGCCGCCACTGGTAATACTATAGCAAAGTCCTATGGGGAGGTGCAAGCACTATATGTAGTGCGAGGGCTACTAGAGTTAGTGGTTGCGCCCGGTTGGGGATCTGTGCTACAATAGCTACCCTGCCTAGCATACGCAGACAGGAATTGCAAGGAATAAAAAGTATGATCTACACCCCCGATAGTCCAGTTCCGCCCCTCACTGTAAGAGCTAAGATCAGAGTAACACAAGCCATACGCGACATAGTATGGGACACACAAGAGTCTGAAGTATTCAATAGCATAAAGGCCCATAATTGGGAGACACCAGAAGAAAAAGAGTATGCCATCTTCTGGTGGCTAAGAGAACAACAGAACCCCAACTGGCGTGACAAAGACGAGCAGAGAAAGACTCCAATTCGCGCACAGTTGAGGGCAGTACAATGAGTGACTTCCCAGATGATGTAGCGTGGAAGCAGGGAGTCTCTAACTCCCCAATGGATTGGTTCCGTGGCCGCATGAAGATGAGCGGCATTACAGAAGCAGTTGCCTCCGCCTCTGGCATCAAACTTGGCGTTGATGATCAGGGTGCCTACTTTCGCATTCCGTACTATAGTGTTGATGCAGTACCTGTCCTCTTTGAGAAGCTGCGCCGCCGTCAGTTGTCAGAAGGTGGTACAAAGCTCGCTTGGGACGGAGAGCCTTTCCAGTCGGCCGGCGAGCCCAGTAAGTATTCTCAGCCCAAAGGCTCCAAGTCCAGGGTGTACTGGCCCGCACTGGACAATCAACGTGTACCGTATAATCACCCCAAGTTCCCCCTGATAGTATGTGAGGGTGAGCTTAAAGCAATCCGCACTAAGATGGCTTGCCTCGGCAGCCAGCTCCCCTTTCTTGTGTGCGGAGTACCCGGCACTCAGTTAAGGCCGACTGTCCTTAAGGAGCTGCAAGAGATAGCTTGCTTGTTCCCCCCATCGCCGGGCGAGCCGGGGGTGCAGCGCGAGGTCTACTTAGCGTTTGATTGGAACGAGAAAGGTGATGCCAGAGAGCGTGGCGTCGCTGTAGAATACCAACTTAACGAGTTGTTCCAAGCACTCGGTGCTCGGGTCTTCAAACTTCGCTGGCCAGTAGACGATAAGGCTGGCCCCCAGAAGCTAGACGAATGGCTTTCGGCTGGGGGCGATATTAGCGAGGCAATTCGCACGACCAAAGAAGAGGCCGAGCGTATTGGTTCCTCGTTACAGGAGCATTGGGACTACTGCAACACTCATTACATGATATGTCATGGTAGAATCATCCCCCTAAGCAGCCGTGAGCGCGAGTATAGCATTGCAGACTTCAACGCCATGGAAGCTCATCGTACTAAGGTGGAGATCAGTAATCGTGGCGAGAAGGTTCGCTCTCCGTGGTTCCGTTGGGGCACTCTCTGCCCTGAGGATCAAAAGAATGTAGGTGAGGGCGTAGTGCTTCGCCCCTACCCTTTCGGCCAAGTACCTCCGGACTATGTTATAGAAGAGGGTAAGCGTTACCTCAATACCGCCCCCCATATCCCCCTGGACTCTGCGCCGTGGGATGGCCCGCCCGATGCCTCGCCTTTTGTGTCGTTGGTCCGCCAGCTCTGTGTGTCGGACGAAGGTACGGAGTGGTTCATTAACATCATCGCCAAAGCAGCTCAAGCCCCTATGGAGAGGGGGCAGCACATCATAGTGTTCCGTGATAATGGTAGTTCGGGCAAGAGCGCGCTGTTCAGCACTCTGCACAAAGTATTCGGCAAGTATGCCGGAGAGGTCGGCAATAGTTTCAATAGTCAGTTTAATTCGCGCCTTGCCCGCTTGCTCATTGCAACGTGGTCCGAACCAGAGATTAAAGGGTTCCGCGATAGACACATGATCTCAGCACTCAAGGGCTATTCCGGCGACATTAAGATGGTCGCTGAGTCTAAGGGCATTGATGCAAAGGAAGTCTACAACTATGGCCGCCTTCTTATCGCGACTAATAACGCCTTCGTAATTCCAGTAGAGGTAGATGAGCGACGCTGGGCAGTGTTCGGTGCTCCAGATGGGTTTAAGTGGAGCCCAGAGGATTGGCAAGCGTATCGTAAGTGGGAGGACAATGGGGGCATAATGACCATTAGACAGTTTCTTATGGAGCGCGACCTTAGCAACTTCAACGTTCATGCTCGCGCCCCTATGACGGCCCAAAGGCGGCAGATGGAAGACGCCAGCGCCCCAGAGATTGTCGCTGCCCTTGGTGAGGACATATTCCAAAAACGAGATGTATGGAGCGCTGCGGCCTTGGCTGTGGAGTATGGGACATATACGGGAGGCAGACGTCTGCTCACCCCTAAAGAGATTGGGCACCAGATGTCTAAGGGGAAGTTCCCTATGAGGGAAGGACTTAGGGTTGAGGGTAAGCAGGTGAAGAAGCTGTACGCCGTACGTCACGCTCCGTACTGGGAAGCTGCTGAGAATAGTGAGTGGCAATACGAGGCCGGGCGCTTTACCGAAGTGACTGAAGACGAAGTTACCTTAAGGGGAAAGGTAACGGCAAGGTAACAGGGAAGGTAACGGCTGGAGGCCCCGTAATTGCTGGGGTTGGAGTGCGATGTTACCTTGTTACCTTTATTTTCTAATTTAATTATATAAAAAATATATGTAAAAAACAGGTCTTAGACCCATATTTTACGCGCCCCGCGCGGCGCTTTTCTGGGGGCGGTAACAGGTAACATGGTAACATGGCCTTGTTTTGGGAGGTCCAGCGCCCCACTTTGGGGCACGGAGCACGGCGCACGGAACACCTCCTCCCCGAGCACCCCCTCCCCCACTTCCCTGTACTCAGCGCTACGAATCATTTTGGACTTCCCCATGTTCCGCTCCCCGACCTCTTTGCCCGAATCTATATGGACTTCCCTATGTTCTCTCGGGGATCATCGTTACCCGAGGTCGCGCGCCGCGCTCGCGCCCTGGAGGCCGAGGGGGCGAAAATCGGCACCTGCCGCTTCGGGCGTCATGTACTCTGGGGCGTCGCGCTCCGCGCGTCGTACTTGGCACGGTCTTTGCTAGTAGCAAGTTCCGTGCCAATCGGTGTTGTTGCGGCCTTTGTTCCGCGCGCGGGCGGGCGCGCGCGTCTACCACACTTTGGGGCGTCTTGGCAAGCAAAGAAAATGGTAAAAATACCATAAATCTTTTGTTGCTTCTGTGGTGGTACTAGGGCATAATGTTTTCACGGTAAAGGCAGCCATCCAGGCAGCCGCCGTCATTAAAAGGAAAGTTGTCATGGCTAAGAAAATCGTAGAAGTAGCAGTAGAATCCGCGCCCGTAGTGGTTGCGCCCGTCCTGGTCCTGGTAGGCGTGGAGGGCAAGGTCCCCCGCGCTGGCACCGCGTCCGCCGCGACCCACGCTGTCCTGCTGGACAACGTCGGCCAGCCGCGCTCCGTAGTGCTGGCCGCGCTGGCCGACGCGGAACGCGCTTGGCACGACGAGATGGGGCGCACCGTTAAGGCGATCTCCCCCGCCGGCTGGCTTAAGACGCACAAGGCGGAATTCCAGGCGCAAGCCTAACATCCCAGGCGCCGCCCCATCCCGGGGCGGCGCACCTCTTTGGAGCACAGACCATGTTATGCCTCTTCCTGCTGATTATCGGCTACTATTATTCCAAGTACGAGGACGAGCAAAAAGCCTCATAGCGCTCCGCTCTGCCTCCGCGCCTCGCTCCCTCCCTGGGGCCGAGGCTTTTTCATGCCCGAGCGCTGAGCGCGAGGCTCCCTCGCGCTGAGAGCGTCGTTGCGGCGCTTGCGCCGGCTCCCTCGCTCTTCGCTCTTCGCTCTTCGCTCTTCTGTCCTCTCCCCTCCGGTCCGGCAGGGGGGGTCATCAAGTAAACCGCCCACCCGCCCCTACCCTCCCGCGAGCGCCACGCACAAAATCCTGAATTTTCAATTCCATGGCGCAGGGTACAGCGCACAGGGCACCCCTGAGACAGCGTATGGCCCCCTGAGACAGCGCAGCCCCTGCCGCTACCCTAGCACCCGGCGCCACGCGCAAGGCCCTCTGAGGCTGTAATTAACGCTTGCATTCCCCTATCGGCTGTGCTATCCTTACCTCTATGGATATTAACGTCGCATTGCGAAATCAGCTCACAGAGCGCCAACAACGGAAGGACGCCCGTTCTAACGTGGAGAGGCTGTGGACGCCGAAGCAGATCCAGCAGGCGTTCATAGAGACGTTTGAGCTGGTAGGGGGCGTCCCCCGCCTCGCCGTCTGGGCCAACGATCCTGAGAACTACGACACCTTCTTGAAGCTCCTGATTACCTTGGCTCCTAAGGGGGCAGCGGCGATGCTCGCCGAGAAGGCCGGATCAGTTATCGAGTATCGATCTAGCATTCCGCAGAGTCCGCTGAATCGGGGCAATCCAGAGCCTGAAACACTCGTAGAGTGCGACGATGGAGAGTGAGATCCGAGCGCCGAGACACCCGAACCTGCTACGGGTGGCCGACGCGCTGAGTGCTGTGGATCGGAGCACGAAGGGCTCGCCAGCGAACCTCCTAGTGCCGAGCGGCATGACCGACGTGCTACGACAGTGGAGCTACGGGCAGCCGACCTCAGTCTCACAGAAGGCGATGGCAGCGCTCGACGCACCGGGGCTGCCAGAGGGGCTGAGTTCTATATTCGTCGCGGCGCTACGCAAATTCCCGAAAGATCAAGTAGAGCGGGCGCTGGGGCGACTAGACGCCGGCGAAGCGCCAGCTCAGGTCTGGCTAGAAGAAGGCATCGGCAGGGAGCCGAGAACTGGGAACCCGGTGGCTGAGATTGATGATAGCAGGATGGTCATTAAGAACGCACCGATGTCCAGGGCAGACCAGACGCTGGAGACCGTAGTTCAGCATCCGGAACTGTTTAAGCTCGCACCGGAGCTTAAGGGAGTGAGAGTTAGGGGCGAGGCCAACGATGGCGGGTCATGGGATCCGAATAAGAATCGCATGGTGCTGCCCACCGGGGGCGGGAACCCAACGAAGAGGACAGCAGTCCACGAGGGCGAACACGCCGTCGCGAGCTTAGACCGACGGCCCGGAGGGCAGAACCCTGACAACTTCGGCTATGCCGAAAAAGAGAAGAGGATCGAGGCTAACAACGCTAAGATGGCTCAGATTCTGAGGGATTTCCAGAAGAAGGGCGGGGACGTGCGAGATTCTACGAACCTCCCACCAGCGTTCTTGAAGCTGAACAAAGACACTGCGCTGCTAGAGCGACAGAAGGAAGAGGCGCTGCAACGATACCGCGACGAGCTGGGCGAATCCATGGCTCGGCTGAGCGAAGGGCGAATGGATCTTACCGCCCGCGAACGGCAAGAAGACTATCCCTTCGACCCCAGCTACTTCCGACGCATGACAGGCACCGATCTCGCGAACACTAAGATCAGCCCGGCGCATGGGGGCAAGGATCTGTGAACAAGCAGATCGTCGAAAGCGCCTACGTTCCTCGCGACCACGCGCTGAGATTCCACGCGCGGAGCGAGCGCTTCGCAGTGATGGTCATGCACCGACGAGCTGGCAAGACGGTGGCTTGCGTCAACGACTTGATAGACAAGGGCATCCAGTGCAAGCTCCCAGCGCCGAGATACGGGTACGTCGCCCCTTTGTTCAAGCAGGCCAAGGCGATCGCATGGGGGTATCTCAAGCACTACGCTGAGCCGCTGATTGAAAAGGTCATGGAATCGGAGCTCTCGGTCATTCTAAAGAACGGGGCCAGGATTCAGCTCTACGGGGCGGACAACCCCGACGCTCTTAGGGGGGTGTATTTTGATGGCCTAATCCTTGATGAATATGCACAGATGCGCCCTCGTCTCTTTGGTGAGATCTTGGCTCCTACATTGGCCGACAGAAAGGGGTGGGTCGTCTTCATCGGCACCCCTGCTGGCCCGAATTTCTTCTATGATCTGTGGCAAGACGCTGCGAGCGACGTGCGTTGGTTTACGCAGATGCTCAAAGCGTCCGAATCGGGCATAATTGACGCCGAAGAGCTTGAAATGCTGGCGACGATGCCCGGCAGCGACCCAGACACCTTCGAGCAGGAGTTTGAGTGCTCATTTACCGCTGCCGTCAGGGGCTCGTACTATGGAAAACTGCTCAAGGAGCTGACAGAAAGGGGAGGATTTTGTGGAGATTTCCCGTATGATCCTGATCGGGCGGTGTATACTGCTTTTGACATTGGTTACACTGACGCTACTAGCATATGGTTTTATCAATATGACGGAAAAACGATCAGAATCATCGACTTCTTCAGCGCCAACGGATACGAAGTCGCAGACATCGTATCCATGCTCAAAGGAAAACCTTATGCGTATGGGACGGCATACCTCCCCCACGACGCCAAGAACAAATCCTTCCAAACAGGTAAAAGTACACGAGAGCTGATGATCGCGGCGGGCATGAAGACGCGCATAGTGCCGAGTTTGTCGGTTCAAGACGGCATTCAGGCTGTCCGAGTCACTCTGCACAACTGTCAGTTCAATACGGCCAACCCCAACGTCAAGGAGGGCCTTGGGGCGCTCCAGCTCTATCAGCGGGAGTGGGATGACCGGAACCAGATGTTCAAAGAATCACCAAAACACGATTGGACTAGCGACCCGGCGGACGCCTTCCGGATGCTGGCCCTCGCCATGAACCCCACAGCGGCCAAGAAGGCCGAGAAGCTCATACTTTCAGTCAAGCCCAAAGAGCAGCCTCGCTCTAACGTCTACACACTGGACGCTCTGTGGGCCGACCGGAAGTCTATGATGAATAACCGGAGAATTTAATGAAAAAGTGGGATAAAGAGATCCAGAAGGCCAATCGGTACTTCCAGAAGGCCCGAGAGCATGGTAAAGCGGTCTACGTTCGTTACCAGGACGACCGCAGCGACAATATGCTGGGGATTTCTGGTCTGCGCCGGGTAAACATCTTCTACTCGAACGTGAACACGATCAAGCAGTCACTCTTTAACAGTCTACCCAAGCCCGACGTTTCTCGGGTACACAAGGGCGACTATGAGGACGACGTGGCGCGGGTCGCGGCGCTTATTCTCCAGCGCGGGCTGACATACGAGGTCAACTGCGCCAAGGTGTTCAAGGACGCTATTGAGTGCGCCATACTTGATAAGCTCGTGCCGGGCATCGGGCAGGTGTGGGTCAGGTTCGAGGACCCAGAGGCGATAGCGATAGACACCGTCTACTGGGAAGACTTCATCTACCAGCCCGCCCGGACGTGGGAGCTCGTGAATTGGGTGGGGCGCATTCATCACCTCACTAAGGATGAGTTCGTAGCGTCCTACGGCGAAGAAGCCCTTATGACCGCGCAGGGCACAAAGAACCGGGTGGGCACGACCCTCACACCGAAAGAGATCACTGACGACACCTACGAAGTCTATGAGATTTGGGATCGAAAAGACAAGAAGGTGCGGCACATCTGCGTAGGCGCTGACGACCCGCTTAAGGAGTTGGACGACCCTTACAGGCTCCCAGACTTCTACCCCTGCCCGAAGCCGTTGATTGCCAACCCTACGACTGCATCGTACCTGCCGATCACGGACTACTCTATTGCCCAGGATCAGTACAACGAGCTTGACATTATATACGCTCGCATGAGTCTGATTACCGAGGCCGTCAAGGTGGCCGGGTGCTACGACGCTGCGTCACCGGAAATTGGTCGGATGCTGCAAGGGGGCGAGAACAAGCTCATCCCGGTTGACGACTGGGCGATGCACGCTGAGACCGGAGGATCTAAGGGCTTGATTGACTGGTATCCTGTTGAAGCCGTGGTGCAGGTCTACCAAGCCCTTCAGGGCCAGTACGAGGCTGTGAAGTCCACACTGTACGAAGTGACAGGTATGAGCGATATCATGCGTGGGGCGAGCAACCAGTACGAGACAGCATCTGCACAGCAGATCAAGGCGCAGTTTGCCTCTGTCCGTATGAACGGCTACCAGCGCGACGTGTCCAATTTCGTCAGGGATATACTGAACATCATGGCTGGCATGATGTGTAATCTGTACTCTGATGAGAAGTTCGCCGCCATCTGCGGCAGCTTCAGCGAGGCTGATCAGCAGTATCTACAGCCCGCCGCTCAGTTGCTTCGCAGCGAAGCTATGAGGATGTACAAGGTAGACGTAGAGGCGGACAGCCTAACTCAGAGCGACTGGGGCTTAGAAAAGAGCCAGCGCATGGAGTTGGTGGGCTATATCAGCCAGTTCCTCACCGCAGCCGTTCCTGCGATACAGTCGGTGCCTGAGCTTGGCCCCCTCATGCTGGCTACCATCAAGTTCAGCATGGCCGGGTTCAAGGGGGCTGCCGAGATAGAGGGCATTGTAGATCAGCAGCTCACTATGCTCGTGGCTAAGGCCAACGAGCCGCAGCCGGAGCCGCCGCCCGACCCCGAGCAGCAGAAGATGCAGCTTGAGATGCAGATGTCTCAAGAGGAAGCCCAGCGCGACGCGCAGAAGGCTGAGCAGGACATGATGCTCAAGCAGCAAGAAGCTGCGATGAAGGCGCAAGCTGAACAGATGAAACTCGCTATGCAGCAGCAGATGGATCAACAGGCTGCGGAGCATCAGCGAGTAATGAATGCTATGGACGTGAGAATGAAGAGTATGGAACTCATGTTCAAGCAGCAAGAGCAGCAGATGAAGCTTGAGTTTCAAGAGGAGTCTGCTGAAATGAAACGTGAGGAGAGTGAAAATGGCGAAGACGAAAGCGACTGAACTGCCCCCAGAGCGTGACCTGGAGGAAGCAGAGGAAATAGAGACAGAGGAAGAGGAGACTCCTCCACTGGCTGCAGAGGCTAAGGTTGAAATGCCTCAGTGGCCCTCCTCGGGCGGTGGCTGATGCCGACGTACGAGTATCAGTGCAAGAACTGTGGGGCGGATTACGAAATAGTCCGCCCCGTAGCCGAAGCCTACGATGTTCCTGTGTGCGACGAGTGCGGAGCACTGACTTACAAAGTCATCCACACCGCGCCCAAGGGGTTCGTCAAGGGTAATTTTGACGCGTTTAGGTCGTCTGTGGACGGAAGTCTCATACGGACTAGTCGCGAGTTAGCAGAGCACAATAAGCGGAACGGAGTAGTGAACTTGCACGATGGCTTTGACGAAAAGGCCGTAATGTCAGGGAATCTCACGAAGCCTCCGCCGAAATTGAGCAAAAAAGAACTGGCTTCGGACATTGCGGAGTCTATACATAAAGTCCAATCCGGATACTCACCTATCAGAGAGACAGCAAATGAGCACGATTGAGGAGAATGACCTGCATGATGACATTAAAGCGTCAATGGCAGAAGTTGAAGAGATGGGCGAAACTGACCAGGATTCAACTGGAGTGCGAACTCGAGCTGAGGCTCCAAAGGCCGAAGAAATCACCGCTGCTGAAAAGCTACAGCCCAGTGATAAGCCGACAGCCGCGCCTGAGGGCGAGGTTAAGGCGCCTGAAAAGTCAGGAGAAGTCACGCTCTCAGAGGACAGGGCTCCTCGTGGATGGTCGCCAGCCAGTCGGGAGAAGTGGAATACCCTCCCGGAGGATATCCGAGCGGAGATCATCCGTAGAGAGGAGGCGTCCGCACAGGGCGTAAGACAGCTTCAGGAGAACATGGCCCCGGCTCGCGAGTTCTTCCAAACGCTTGATCCATTTCTTCGGGAAGCTGACGCTGCTGGAGTCTCTGCGGCGGGGTATATCTCCAACGTAATGAGTACGGAGCGCGCTCTGCGGACTAGCGACCTGCCGGGGCGATTCCAGGCCATTCTGCAGATCGCCGATCAATACGGCGTTCCTTTGCGTGATGTAATCAATGAATCCGTAGGGCAGAAAATCATACCTCAGCCTGCACCTCAGCCGCAGATGCCTCCTGAGCTCTTCTACGAGATTCAGCAGATGCGGCAGTGGCGAGAGCAGCAGGAGAAATCTACCTACGAGACTCAAATTGGAGAATTCGCTGCCGATAAGGAATTCTTTGCGGATGTGACGAATGTGATGGCCAGCCTCATAGAGTCTGGACAGGCGCAGACTCTTCAGGAGGCATACGACGCGGCCTGCTGGGCGAACCCCACAATCCGCGAGATACTGATGAATCGTAGCGGCACCAGCGAGGGCGCTCAGCGCCGCAGAAATGCGGCAGGGGCGAGCATCAAACCGGGCGGGTCTATGTCTGTGTCTGAAGCGTACGACGAAGAGGATGACCTTAGCGACACTATCCGTAAAGCGTTCGTAAAGACCACTAGTGGGCGCGTATAAAATGCTTGCACTGGGGCGCGGGGTGTGGTAGGCTGTATTCTACTGCTCCTGCTGCCCCCTCACCTCGGCAGTCCGGCTTACCCCTTCACGGTGCGGTGAACCCCTTAATTAATTTGTCCGTGGAGGACTTGAAATGGCATTTCCAAATGTAAGCGATATCATCGCTACTACGATCGAAAAGCGCAGCAAGAAAATTGCTGATAACGTCACCAAGAACAACGCCCTGCTGTCCAAGCTGAGCACTCGTGGCAAGTCCCGCCCCTTCAGCGGTGGCCGCCTGATTTACGAGGAACTGAGCTTCGCAGAAAACGGCAACGCTGGATTTTACTCTGGCTACGATCTGCTGCCCGTTGCGGCGCAGGACGTGATCAGCGCCGCCCAGTTTGACATCAAGCAGGCAGCGTGTCCCGTTACCATCTCTGGCCTGGAAATGCTCCAGAATGCTGGCCCCGAGCAGATGATCGACCTGCTGACCAGCCGTATGGACGTTGCAGAATCCACCATGCAGAACCTGGTCTGCGGCGGCATCTACTCTGATGGCACCGGCTTCGGCGGCAAGCAGATTGTGGGCCTCAACTCCGCAGTCCCTGTCAACCCGGCCACTGGCGTCTACGGCGGTATAGACCGTCAGACCTGGACGTTCTGGCGCAGCAAGATCAAGGACGTGGCTAACACCGCGACTCTGCAAGCTGACATGAACGACCTGTGGGCGAACTTGGTTCGCGGCGTTGACCGCCCTGACCTGATCGTCGCCGACGCTACCGTCTGGAAAGCCTACATGGCCTCTCTCCAGGCGAACCAGCGGTTCACCGACAGCAGCTCTGCAAGTCTGGGCTTCCCGACCGTTAAGTACATGGATTGCGACTTCGTCCTGGACGGCGGCATCGGCGGCTTCTGCCCGGCAGGCACTGCGTTCTTCCTGAACACGAAGTATATCCACTACCGCCCGCACAGCGCACGGAACTTCGTGAGCCTGAACCCGAACCAGCGTTACTCCATCAACCAGGATGCCGCAGTACAGATCCTGGCTTGGGCCGGAGCACTGACCATGTCAGGTTCACAGTTCCAGGGTCGTCTGGACGTCAACTGATCCCTTGCTACTCAGCCCTTCAGCCCGCCTTGTGCGGGCTTTTTTATTGCTTGCATTCCGGCCCGGCCTGTGGTACGCTACTACTATCGGGTCTTACCTCCCTCCCCTTTCATCAATCATGCGTAGGAGGCTATATGCCCGCTGCACTTCCTGGCTCAACCCCTGTTCAGAATGCTGCCAATCCGTCTATTGGCTTGTCTGTAATAATCAATCCCTTCAGCGGCCCGAAAGGCTCTCCTTTTGACGCCAAGAAAATAGAAGGCGGCGCTGGTAGCGTCTACACTGACGGAGTACCGACCTACGTTGCAGATCCGGCCAACATCACGACCGGGGCTCTGCAGACTGGCATCGGATTCGGTAGTCCGCCTATCTTTGGCTTGACCGCCCCGCAATCTATCAAGGATGTTGGGTTCAACGACGACTACACTCCCGGTATCAGCTACTTCACTTCTGCGTCAGCCATGCAGTCTGCAACGACCGCTATTCTGACCGCGATTGGTGGGGGCAAGACCACACTGGTCGACGGTACTGGCCCTGATGGCAACGGCACCCCGGCAGGGACTTTGTATCCGTCAACTGCCCCCTACGCCGCTCAGCCTATCCTGATGGCTGGACAAGGTGGGTCCAGGGATGCAGGGGCTGGTCCGGCGTTCACTGGCTTTGGCACGAAAACCGTCACTGCTACTGCTGGTGTCGCCAATGGTGCCGCTGTAGAGACTGGGTTCCTGAACCGTTCCGGCGTGGCGCTTGTCACTGGCCAGTCAGTGTTCGGTAGCGCCACTGCGGCATCTCCTGCGGTGACCTGATGGGAACGCTGAACGACGCAATCCTCAGAACCACCGGAGGCCCAACGGTCAACGATGGTCTGAGGCACTACTACAACGCTCAGGGAGTACCCTACGGGGCTCTTCCTGACATGGAGCGGGCGTTTCTTAGAGTACAGATGCCAACGGAAGAGGGCACGACCAACGATTTGTGGATGAAATATCTATCTGGAACCCTCGGATTTGAGGGCACTCTTAATGATATGCTTCTTCAATATTGGAGAGATGGGGGCAGCGGAGGCTTCAGTCCGATCAGCCTTGACCCTTCCGCGTGGTACGACCCCAGCGACCTGAATACGATGTTTCAAAACGTAGAGGGGAGCTCTCCAGTCACCGCGTCAGGGCAGCCTGTGGGGCTGCTGCTGGACAAGTCGGAGGGATTGGGGCTGGGGCCTGAGATAGCGGTGAATGGAAGTTTTGACAGTCCATCAAACTGGACACTTTCCCCAAACGTGTCAATTTCTGGCGGGAAGTTAGCGTGGTCGGGCGCGGTCACGAATTCTAATGCTCAGCAACCGATACCAGCGACTTCTGGGGAGTACTGTGAAGTAACTATTGATGTTGCCAGCGTTACTCAAGGTGCGGTGGGGTTTCAGTTTGATGCGGGTAGCGGCGCTGATATTCAGATAACCGCGCCGGGGGTCTACACCTTTCGCCGATTTCAGCGGTCTATATACTCGACGTTTTACGTAATCTGTTACGGGACCACGACGGCAGTAGTAAATAGCGTTTCTGTAAAGGCAGTCCGTGGCAGCCACATCTCCCAAGAGACCGCCGGTAAACGACCTCTGTACCAGTCCGACGGGACTCTGCACTGGTTGCTGAATGATGGTGTTGACGACTATCTTATGGGTACATTAATTGATGAACAGTCCCCGCCTAACGAGTATTGGCTTGCGGCGGCGCATATTACTGGCGAGGGGATTATCGATGGGCTGTTCAGACGAGCCCCCGACCCAAACTCTGTTGGGTCGAGCTCTAACGTCTCGGGCATATTTCAGAGAAGCGATATAGTCGAGCGGCTATATAATCAGGTTAGGACTGCGGCTGGGACGCAAAACTCCGTAGAACTAAACTCGGCCTATGTAATCGGGGGACCCGCGTATGTTGCAAGAGCAAAAGTGGGCGTATCGCCGAACGAGATGGCCATAGACTCTGGTGGGACTCCCGTTACTGCGGCTGCGACCTACGAAGTACCTGATGGCTTTGCGACTAACATTCTGTATAACGGCTCAGTTACTGCTCAAGTAAAAGTGTTTGAAGGAGTGATATTTAATAGAACGCTAACGACAGGCGAGGCCGAAGAGTTACGTTTGTGGATGAATGCAAAGGCCGGAATATGAGAGCGCTTGTGATCTGCCTGTTGCTCACTGGCTGCGCTGGGTCTAAGTTCAGTTACGACTATGGCCCAGGAGATTGGCTGGCGGAGAATACTAGTCTGAATTTAGTGGGGGGCAACCTATATGAAAGAGTGTGGGACCCAGAGATACGTGTCCATGTTGTTGATGACTTAACAGAAATATGTGGCGGGGTCACTCAGGGGTGCGCTATTGGAACTGCCGAGACTTGCGATATCTATGTGGGCGAACGAGCGTCCATCAGCACCATAAATCATGAGAAAAGACATTGTCGAGGTTGGGATCACCGACCGGGGGCAAAGAAGGAGGGTCAAGTCACCCATTGGTATACCATAACGGCGACCGCTAACCGGGAGCCACAACTAGAGAGGAAGGAAAATGCGCGACACTTATGAGTTTGATGTACAGGACTTCGACGACCCCAATGAGAACAAGGGGGTCTATGCTCGCTTCTACATGATGCCTGAGCACAACGAGGCACAGAGTGTGGAGGCCGGAAGGCCGATCTACATTGACAAAGAGTATGTGGAAATCTTGGCTGCTGGCAACGCGAACAACATCGTGCGTCGCCGGGCCAGCGACATGGACAAGCGCCGGTTTCGCCGTGAGTACGCCCTGTTCAAGCAGGGGGATCACGAGCAAATCACCGGCACCCGTTTGTCAGAAATCCCCTGGATTACGCGCTCTCAGGTCGAAGAACTGAACTATCGTAAGATTCGCACCATCGAGGAACTGGCTGAAATTAGCGACGGCGCTTGCAGCGCTCCTGGAATGTATGAGTTGAAGCGCAAGGCTCAGGCATGGGTGCAGAAGGCCGATGCCGCCGCGCCGTTCACCCAGCTTATTGCGGAGAACGAAGAACTGAAGAAGCGTCTTGAGACTCTGGAAGCTGCTATCCTGAGCCAAGACACTGAGGAAGAAGACGACGAATGACCGCCACTGCCCAAGAGATTATCAATGCCGCCAACAACGAACTGGGGCTCCCCGCGGTCGCGTTTAACTCGACCACTGGGGACACCCTCAGCGTTCAATCGTTGGCATTGCTTAATGCTCTTGGGCAGGAGCTCGTTCGCGCGCACGACTGGCAGTTCCTAGAAAAGACCATGAATTTCATCGGCGACGGCGTTGTCGATGTTTGGGATTTGCCGTCTGATTTTGGTCGCCAAGTGAACCAAACTCAGTGGTCCACCAAAGACCAGCGCCCCATGATGGGGCCAGACAGCCCTCAGGTATGGGCCTGGAGCCAGTACGGAATAGTCAGTGTTGGGGTGTGGTTTCGCTACCGCATCGTCGGCAATCAGTACACGCTGTTCCCGGTTCCTGGATCTGGGGAAGAGTTTGCTCTGTACTACATCAGTAAAAATTGGGTGCAGGATCCTACGCTGCCGAACTCATTTAAGCCTCTAGTGACTAAGTCTTCAGATGTGCCTCTATTCGACGAGCGCCTTTTGATCGCTGGTCTGAAGCTCAAATTGTGGGCGCAGAAGGGATTTGAAACTACCGTCCTACAGGGGGAGTTCAACTATATGCTGAACAACTTCAAGGCGCAGACGCAGGGTGCTCCAGTCATTGACTTGGCTGGTCGCAGTGGGCAGCTCTTCATCTCTTGGCAGAATACGCCAGACACAGGGTTTGGAGTCTGATGTACAGCCGTAGACAACAGAAGCAAGTCGCTAAGGTTAAGGTTCTTCCGGCCCCGACCGGGGGGATTAATGACCTTGATCCTCTGCCGAATATGGGCGAAGCGTACTCTCTGAGTCTCGTAAACTGGTTCCCAAACAACTCCGCGCTGACTTCACGTTCTGGCTATAAAGAGTGGTGCATCAACCTTGATGGTGTGGTGCAGACCATGATGACCTACCGTGATATGTCTGGCACTAGAGCTCTTTTCGCCGCTACCAACACGAATATCTATGATGTTACCGCTGCATCCGACGCTCCTGTCGCGGTGCAAGAGACTAACAATGGCCTCTATAAATTCATAAACTTCTCTACTGTGTCTAAGACGTACTTGATCTGTGTGAACGGGGGCTCCGACCCTAGCCTTTTCTACGACGGTACTGACTGGGCGGACTTTATAGAGAAGACTGGCCCAACTGCACCCGGAGAGATAGAGGGGGTGAACCCCAATTCGTTCTCCCATGTCATGAGCTTTAAGCGCAGACTGTGGTTCGTAGAGCAGGATTCCATGACTGCATGGTATCTGCCCATAGACTCATTGGGTGGGGTCGCCAAGCCGTTCTATCTGGGGGGCGTGTTCCAGCGCGGCGGAAATCTTGTCTACTCTGCTACTTGGAGCACGGAAACTAGCGCCGGAATTGACAACTATCTAGTATTTGTGTCGAGTGCTGGGGAGGTAGCCATATATGAAGGCGACGACCCAGATAATGCAGAAACTTGGCAGAACGTCGGGCTTGCGTTCGACGGAGCTCCCTCTGGCCAGCGTTCCTATGCTGATTTTGGTGGCGATATTATCATGCTCAATACCACTGGCGTCGTACCTCTAAGCGCCGTGACGAAGGGGCTTATGGAGGTGACTCCAGAGGAGCAAATATTCAGCAAACGGATAAACAAGACGCTGAACAGATTGCGCCGGTCTAATTTGTACCCAAATCAGTGGGATATTGTCAATCTTCCGCAGCAGCAGGCTATCGCGGTAGTCATACCTCCGATTGGAGAGCTCCCCGGTATTCAGTATGTGATGAATGTACTGACCGGGGCGTGGGCTAAATGGACGCTTCCTGCTACCTGCATCGCCGGCAACTTTACGAACAATGAGATATTCTTTGGCGGCGATGGAGTCGTGTACATCCTCACCGGGGCCAAGGACGAAGTTAAGTTCGACGGCACTGGAGGCCTTCCTGTCCAGTGCGACTTATTCACCTCCTATAACTACTTAGATTCTCCTGGCATACAGAAGCACTTCAAGCTGCTTCGACCTATGTTTCAGTCTTCTGTAGCCCCGAGCTATCTCCTTACGCTGGGCGTTGACTTCGACATTGAGTCTCTTGCGGGCAACCCCCTACCTCCAGCCGAGGGCGGTCAGGTGTATCTGTGGGATGATGCCATTTGGGACAATGCGTTCTGGTCTGCACAGAACTTAATATCTCGTCCTTGGGTCGGAGTATCGGCCATTGGGTTCAGCGTAGCTCTGCTGCTGAAAGTAGCTACCGTGTCTCAGACTAGCTTCGTGGCCTACGAGCTGGTCTATGAAGATGGGGGTATAGTCTAATGTACGTTGACGGAACTACGCTCTATCTGCAATTCCTGGCTCAGAAGCTTGACTACGTTCCCAGTCCTCATGCTCAGTGCATCACCTGTATTCGGGAAGACGGCCCCATCGCAGGGGTCCTCTACGACACCTACAATACAGTGACTATTGCAGCGCACATCTGGATTAAGAAGGGAGCAGTCCCCAGCAGATACTGGTATGCGGCGATCTTCGATTATCCGTTCAATCGCCTTGGCATCAGCAAGCTGGTCGGCCATGTGTCTGGAGAGAACGAAGAAGCGGCTGAGTTGGACAAGCATTTCGGCTTCGTAGAAGAGGCTAGAATTAAAGATTACTCCCCGCAGGGGGACTTAGTATTATACACCATGACTAGAGATCAGTGCCGCATACTGAACTCTTCTGCATGGGCAAAATCAGTTGATATGGTTAGGAGAGTAGCATAATGGGAAATCCATTCAAGCAGAAGAAGCCACCGAAAGCTCCTGACTACAGGAAGCTGGCCACTGAGGATTTTGAGCGGGCCAAGATAGCTGCCCAGGAAGATACTCGCGCCAACCGCCCCAACCAGACTGATCAGTATGGAAACACCATCGTCTGGACTGAGGGTCCTAATGGTCAGTGGGGCAGTCGTGTTGATCTTAGCCCTGAACAGAAATCTATTCAGGACAAACAGACAGAGCTTAGTCGCGGCAACCTTGATCGCTACAGCTACGTCTTAAGCGACCTTTGGAAGAACAAGACTCAGGGCGCTGGCGGCGGAGGCAAGCCAGGACAGGGGGGCGGATATCCAGCCCCTCCATCCCTTGAGTTTAGCGGTCAGTACGGTGGAGGTGGTGGAGGATACGCTCCGGGCGGAAGAGCAGACGGTGGTCTGGGGAGCGTGATGCAGGGTGGCGGTCTGGCTGGTGGGTCTGGTAGAGTGCAGGCTCCTCAGTTTACTCCCGGCAGTAACGAAGAGCTGAAGCAGTTCCTGAAGTGGGCGCAAGCGAACCCTGCTGAAGCTGCTGCTGCTGTCAAGTCTAAGATAGGAGGACCGTTCGGTGGGTAACCCAGCAACGACTAAACCAGCCGCCCCGCCGACTGGGTCTAAGAACAACGCTGTGACTGCTGGCGGAGCTGGCGGTCAGGTTGGTCAGCCCGCTCCTGGCCCAACTGGCAAGGCTACTCAGCAGCCTGCACAGCCAGGATTATCCATGGGCGGCGGCGGCGGAGCTGGTAACCCAGGATGGGGAATTGGGGCCAATGGGGGATTCGCATGGCATGGACAAGGCCCTGCACCTACTGGAGCGGAAAGGGACGCAGGCATCAGAGAGTTTACTAAGGGCACTCTACTTGAACGGGACGCCAATGGTAATCCGTCAGGCGCGGCCCATGATAGAATTGCAGCACTTGGCACCGACAGGTGGGGAACCCCCGGAGTGCTTGGGAGCGCCATGCCCGGCTCCCCGACCTACTCAGGCCCCGCTGGAGGGGGCGGTCAGGGTGGTCCTAGCACTCCCCCTGCCTACGGTAGCGTCCCTCAGAATTTTGGGCAGACTCCGTCGTACAATTCTACGCAGATGCCAGGAATTGATAACTCCTGGAAGCTCCCCGGGCATGGTGGTCAGCCTCCGGGCGGCGGGTTCAACCCCTCTGGCGGCGGATGGGGCGGTGGAGCTCCTTCCTACGGTGGGGGTGACCTTCCAGCGTTTGACCGCTCACAGGGCGACCGTGTAGCGCAGGATTACTACGACTCGGCCATGTCTAGACTGCGCCCCGAGCAGGAAAAGCAGCGCGAGAGCCTGGACGTCAAGCTCCGTCTGCAAGGACTCCAGCCCGGTACTGAGGCCTACAATCGTGCCATGCAGAACCAGATGACTTCAACTGGTGACGTCTACGCGAAGCTGGGGCTTGACTCCACTGGTATGGGCTACACGACCGCCAGCGACATCTACGGCAGAAACCTTACTCGCCAGAACAACTTGGCGAATCAGGGAATTACGTCGCAGAATAACTTGGCGAATCAGGGCATTACGTCGCAGAACAACTTGGCGAATCAGAGTCTTCAGCAGCGTAATCTTCAGCAGCAGTACCAAGAGCAGCTTGCGCGTCAGGGCATTGACACTCGTGGTCAAGACATTAACTTCCAGAACAACTTGGCCAATCAAGGCCTCCAGGGGAGCAGCTTGGGCATTACATCGCAGAACAACTTGGCCCTCCAGTTCGCAGAAGCGGCGCGTCAGAGGCAGCGTGAGCAGCAGCAGATGTTTGACCAGTCAAACACCATGTACCAGCGTCCGTTTGATGAAGCCGCGTTCTGGCAGAATCAGCTCGGCGGTGGGGCCAACACGAACTTCAACACGTTTAACCCGGCGACCAATCCTGGCTATCTCAACATGACTGCGGCAGAGAAGGCGGCATACGACGCTAGGATGGGTTCGGTCAATGCTCAGAACAGCGGCAAGAATAACCTGATCAATGCTGGCGCTGGAATTGCAGGATCTGCGCTTGGCGGCCCCATCGGAGGGGCTATTGGAAATAAAGTCGGTAGCTGGATAACAGGCGGGGCGTAATAATGCAAGACTTACAGACCTATCTGCTGAAGAAAAAGCAGGCCGAGCAGTACCGAGGCAATCAAGCCCAGAATCAGGCTATGGTTCAGGGCGCTAACAGCGACGCTCTCTACACTCCGGGAGAGGGAGACCAGCCGGGGTTCGTGGGGGTCAATTACGGGTCTGCCATAGAGAAGCTCGGCGGCGGAATGCTCGGCGCATATTCTGGGTACAAGGCAGGTCAGGCTGAGGACGAGGCTACTGCGTCCAGGAAGGCAGCTCTGGAGGCCATGATGGGAGACAAGTCCCCCATGACCCCAGAAAAGATGGAGGCTCTCAGCCAACTCGGACTGTCGCCCGAAGCTATGTCTATGATGGTACCTGAGAAGGACGCGCTCGGTGCTTTGTCCCAAGCAGCACAGACGCCTCAGGGGCGAGCCATATTGGTGATGCAGGGCAAGATGACCCAGGAGCAGGCCGACGCTATGTCTGCTCAGGAATCCTCTTCTGCGGCAGCAGCAGCGCAGGCAGAGAAAGATCAGTTCCTGTGGGAGCAGCAGAACACGTATCGCGCCCCTGTTCAGGGTCGGGCGGAGTCCGAGCTAGAGTTTGCCCAGCGCGATCCTGAGGGGTACAAGAAGTATCTTGAGACTAAGAATTCTGGCAAG